AGCGCCTTCTTAGCGCATAATCTGAGAACTGTACCGGCCCAGTAGACCGGGGTTTCTACGGAAACACCATGAACGACGAAAGTCAAACCTTAGCGGAAGTTGAATCCGCGCCAGCACCCGAGGCGACGGCCGCCCCGGAGAATGCACAAAACGCGCCGGAAATAGCTGAACAAAACAACGAGCAAACGCCCGAGGAGAAGAAATTCACCCAGGCCGAGATCGATGCAATGATCAGCAAGCGCCTTGCCAGAGAGCAGCGCAAATGGGAACGTGAGCAGCAGGCCAAACTTGCCCAACCGCAAGCGCCAAGAGAAGTCCCGCCTATCGAGCATTTCGAGTCGCCTGATGCCTACGCGGAAGCGTTGGCCGTCAAAAAGGCTGAAGAACTGCTTGCACAGCGTGAGTTCCAACGGCAGCAGGCTGAGATTAACGACGCTTACCACGACCGTGAGGAAGAGGCCAGGGCCAAGTACGACGACTTTGAACAAGTCGCCTACAACCCGCAGCTTCGAGTCACTGACGTGATGGCCGAGACAATCAAGGCGTCCGACATGGGACCGGACCTAGCCTACTGGCTGGGAACCAACCCGAAGGAAGCTGATCGCATTTCCCGCTTGGCACCTCTTTTGCAAACCCGAGAGATGTGGAAGATTGAGGCCAAACTTGGCTCCAATCCTTTTGTGAAACCAACTACGTCTGCGCCTGCGCCTATTTCGCCTGTTACCGCACGCACGAGTGGAAGTTCGTCCTACGACACGACTGATCCTAGGTCTACCAAGACCATGACAGATTCGCAGTGGATTGAAGCTGAACGTGCCCGGCAGATGAAGAAGCTGCAAGCACAAATGAACCGCTAACCTCCGAAATAAGGTATTATTACCCGAAATAGGAGAAACGAATGGAGAGTGACAATCAGCATCTGACACCTGACGAATTGAAGCGGCAACGCAACAAAGAGGCAGCGGCCAGATACCGAGAACGAAACCGGGAAAAGTTCAATCAGCGTATGCGCGATTGGCGAGAAGCAAATCGGGAGAAAGTCCGTAAGCAGTCTCGTGAATCACGTACCCGCAAGCTAGCTTAGGCAACACCTGAAGAAGCTAACCAAATACGGAAGGCAGAAGCAGACAAAACCCAACGCTTGCAAGCGGCCTGCAAAGACCAAGTGTTTGACGCTTACGGCGGTTACATTTGCAAATGCTGCGGCGAAGATGAACCAATGTTTTTTTCGATAGACCACATAGACAACAACGGCGCAACTGAACGAAAATCCGGCTTGTATCTCGGAAGCGGTACGGCTTTCTACCAGTGGCTACGTAAAAACAAGTTCCCTTCGGGGTATCAAGTGTTGTGTATGAACTGTCAAGTAGGTAAACACAAGAACGGCGGCGTTTGTCCTCACCAGACTTTTTCAACATTGAAAGGAAATTGAAATGGCTAACTCGATTCTTACAATCGACATGATCACACGCAAAGCGTTGGAGATCTTGGAGAACAACCTCGTGCTCACCCGTAACGTGAACCGTCAGTACGACGACAGCTTTGCTGTTGAAGGTGCCAAGATTGGTTCGACCCTGCGTATCCGTCTGCCTGACCGCGCTCTGGTCACCGACGGCGCCGCCCTGCAAGTGCAGGACGACAACGAGCAGTTTACCACCCTGACCGTGTCTTCGCAGAAGCACATCGGCGTAAACTTTACGTCTGCCGAACTGACCATGCAGTTGGACGACTTCGCAGAGCGTGTTCTGAAGCCTCGTATCAGCCAGTTGGCCTCCAGCATTGACGCTGACGTGGCAAACAGCTACAAGTACATCGGCAACACCGTTGGCACCCCTGGTACCACGCCCGCCACCTCGCTGGTTCTGCTGCAAGCTCAGCAGAAGCTCAACGAGAACGCTGCTGTGATGTCGCCTCGCTACGCCACCGTCAACCCGGCTGCTAACGCTGGTTTGGTCGAGGGCATGAAAGGTCTGTTCAACCCCACCGATACCATCAGCAAGCAGTTCAAGAACGGCATGATGGGCATGGGCGTGCTGGGCTTTGACGAGATCAACATGTCTCAGTCGATCAAGCAGTTCACCACCGGCTCGCGTACCGCTACCGGCGGCTCGCTGTCTGCTGCTGTGACCGCTGAAGGCTCTACCTCCATCGCCATCACCGGCGCTGGCGCAAGCGCTACCGTCAAGATCGGCGATGTGTTTACCGTGGCCGACTGCTTTGCTGTGAATCCGCAGACCCGTGAGTCCACTGGTTCGCTGTTCCAGTTCGTCGCAGCCGCTGACGTGACCCTGAACGGTTCTGGCGCCGGCACCATCACTGTGGCTCCAATGTACTCGGCCAACCACGCGCTGGCTACTGTTGACGTTCTGCCGCAAAACAGCAAGGCCGTCGTGTTCGTGGGTGCTGCTTCCAGCCAGTACGCCCAGAACTTGGTGTACCACAAGGATGCGATCACCTTTGCCACCGCCGACCTGCTCCTGCCGCAAGGTGTGGACATGGCCGCTCGCGCTGTCCATAATGGCATCAGCCTGCGCGTTGTTCGTCAGTACGACATCAACAACGACCGTATGCCCTGCCGTATTGACGTGCTGTATGGCTACAACGTGATTCGCCCTCAGATGGGCGTTCGCCTCTGGGGCTGATTGAATGGGGGCGAAGCCCCCTTCTACACATTTATTTTGAAAGGATTTCATCATGGCTCTCCCTAATGGCGCAGGTGGTTATCAAGTCGGTGCTGGTAACCGCGCAGAAACCCTCATGAGTGCAATGGCTGCACCGCAGACCGCAACTACAACCGCAACTCTGACCGCCGCTCAAGTGGTCAATCAGATGCTGGTTGCAAACCCCGGTTCTGGTGCTGCTGCTACCTACACTCTGCCCACCGCTGCGTTGATCGACGCAGCCGTGCCCAACGCTACCGTTGGCAGCACGTTTGATCTGGCGCTGGTTAACATCGGCACCAGCTCGGGCACCGCAACGCTGGCAACCGCTACTGGCATCACTGACGGCGGCAACGCCTTCACCGTCGTGGCTGTTACATCTAGCGCACTGTTCCGGTTCCGCAAAACCGGCGACGCTGCGTACACTGTGTACAAAGTGGCCTAAACCTAATGGGGGCCGAAGCCCCCATTTTTAAAGGATAGAACATGCCTAATACCAAGCCTGTAGGCGTCGCGTTTAGCGACCCTGAATTGACTTCTGGCACCACTGTAAGTGGTGCAGTAATTGACGGCAGCGCAATCGGTGCAACAACGCCATCAACTGTGGTTGGAACTACCGTTTACGCTACAACGGAAATTGGTTATACCGCTGCCGCCCAAGGTACTGTGACGCAGGCAACCAACAAATCGACAGCGGTCACGCTGGACAAGTCTGCTGGTCGCATCACAATGAACAACGCATCGTTGGCAACCGCCACCAATGCGACGTTCGTTTTGAACAACAGCACCATTAGCGCCAACGACGCGGTGATTTTGACCATCTCTGGCGGGCAAGCTACTCCTGGCTCATACAACGTATTTGCCAATGCTTTGTCTGCTGGTCAAGTCAGCATTACCTTACGCAACATTTCGGGCGGGTCGCTGTCCGAGGCTGTTGTCATCAACTTTGCAATTGTTCACTGCGCAAGCTGAAAGGAGTGGGGACTTCGGTCCCCACTTATGGCCGCAATTTATCTCACACACCCCATCCACGGGGCCAAAGTCGCTACGATAGACTTGGAAGCCGATTTTGATGTTCAACACGGCTGGTCACGCTACAATCCTGAGGAACAAGATGTGCCTCAAATTGAACCAAAAATTGAGCCGCAAATTGAGGTAACACTTCCGCCCCGGCGCGGTCGGCCCAAAAAGGACAAAGAGGAATTGCATGACGACTTACACCGCAGGGGAACAGATTAACCGGGCGTTGCGTCTGTTAGGCGTTCTAGCCGAAGGCGAAACGTCATCGGCCTCAGTGTCTCAGGACTCCCTGATGGCGCTAAATCAAATGATCGACTCGTGGAACACCGAGCGATTGGCTGTTTTTGCCACAATCGACCAAATTTGCAATTGGCCGGTTGGCGCAATTAACGCGACCCTCGGCCCTAGCGGCTCGCTGGTACGCCTAAACGGCACTGCCGTGCGGCCCGTTTTGGTAGACGACGCCACCTACTTTAAAGACCCCGGCACGGGTGTGTCGTACGGTATCAAGCTGATAAACCAGCAGCAGTACAACGGCATTGCGGTTAAGACCGTGACCTCAACGTACCCGCAGGTAATGTTTGTGAATAACACCTACCCGGACTTTGATATTTACATTTACCCACGCCCAACGCGGTTGCTGGAGTTCCACTTTATTAGCGTCCAAGAACTGACGCAGCCGGCCAATTTGGACACCCAGATTCTCTTCCCGCCAGGCTATTTGCGGGCGTTTACTTACAACTTAGCTTGCGAAATTGCGCCGGAGTTTGGCGTCGAACCAAGCCCCCAAGTGCAGCGCATTGCTATGACCAGCAAGCGCAACCTCAAACGCATCAACAACCCCGACGATGTAATGTCAATGCCGTACTCGCTGATTGCCACGCGGCAGCGGTTCAACGTCTACGCAGGCAATTTCTAGGAGCTATTATGACCATTATCGCCATTTCAGCACTGCCCGTTGCGACAGCCATCAACGCAGCAGACGTTATGCCCATTGTGCAAAGCGGCATCACCAAGCAGCTCACCAAGACGCTGTTGTTTACCAGCCCTACGTTGGTCACGCCAGCACTCGGCACAGTAGCGTCCGGTGTAATAAGCGCCTGCACAAGCACCGGCATGGTTATGGTCGCTCCTGTCATTGGTGCGGCCACGGGCACAA